AAGACGCCATCGTGATGTTCTCGCTGGACTGTAGCGCCTTTGACTTGACACAACGCGCGGAGGTCTTGAGCCCTATTCACGACTATGTGCACGAGGAGTTGTCCAAATGCACTGAGCGGTTGGGGGCAGACCTGTGGCGCGAGATGGTGCGCAAGCGGAAGGTCACGGTGTCGGGCTCTGTGGTGTTTGAGACGACCCATTGGGGGGTGTCAGGCATGCCCCTGCAGTCGGCTGTGAATGACATCCTGATGCAGACGGTGATGTGCCGCCTACGGGAGAAGATGTGGGCGGTGCGCCAGGAGACTTCAGAGGTGGCCATGAGGGCCACCCTGGAGACAGCCATCAGAGACGTGGCACGCTCGCTGGGCCTCACGATTCGCTTGGAGGACCTGGCGGTGGTGCGAGGTGTGGATACGGTGCGGGCCGCGTTAGCGCAGCGCGCCTTCCTGTTTGTAGGGTACTACTTTTACTCACAGGGGGGGTTTGTGCGGGTCTTCACGGACCTGCCGCGCGCGCTCGCGCAACTACCGTATAAGAACCGCCAGGGCTGGATGGAGCGTGAGGAGGTCAAGGTGTGGAGTGCCCTGGCCGCGGGAGGGATCCTGCTGGCTATGGGAGACCCACCAGATGACTTCGAGGCACCATTCCGTGAGGCCCTAGGCAAAGTGAGCGTCATGCTGCGGGGTGTTGAGAAGACCCTTACGGATGAGCAGGTGGAGCGCATGACCAGTGGCTTCGCGCATGCTGGGTTGGGTGGTTTGGTGCGCTCAGTGGTTGGCCTGCGCAAGGCCTTAACCGTTGAGCGCGTCCGTGCTATCTGGCGCCAGCTGCGCGAGCCAGCTCCATATCAGGTGCTGGGCCGTGTGCCTGGGCGACCGTTGCGCGCCCCTCGTCCGTCTCAAATTTCTGAGGTGGTCGGGGTTAAGCGCGCCGGGCGGCCGCCTAAGGTGAAGCGTGCCGTACTGCGGGGCGAGCTGGTGCGCATGGCCCATGAGATGGGGGGCATCTCTCGAATGCCTCGAAAGCATAGGGAGAAGCTGACCTACCTGCTGCAGGCCGACTCGGACGAGGACACAGACTGGGACGAGAGCAGCTATGGTGAGGATGACTGGGTGGACGAGCCTGAGGACGATGTGGACCCATATGAGTGGGACTAAGGTCCGAGGGCGGACCTCATTCCGGCCGAGAGGTCTGTAAAGATTTGACCGGATGGTACTGGGCTATTGCCGGCCCACAATGGCAAACCGCATCCAACTATCCAGAAAATGACTAAAACCAAGAGCCAGAAAAGAGCAAAGAAAATGCAACAGCAATCTGCGCCCATGCGTAGGATCAGTGTTACAAGAGCGGGGCTAGATGCCCCGGCGTTGGCGCATGCTCGCCTGTTAGCTGACCCATGTAACGCGAAGCTGGCGCCGCCTGTATATACTACTCCAGGTACCCGGCAGCTGGTGAGGATTAAGGACGTCATTACGCCTGGAAATACCAGTAATAATGACGTTCAGTTCTTCTTCCAGCCGGGGCAGGGGTCGTATTGGTGGGGCCAGACTACGGCTGGTGCCACGGGTTCCTTGTCTGGAGACAATGGCACCTCTATTCGTGGTATCTCCCAGTCCTTTCGGTGCGTGGCAGCGTGCCTGAAGGTGCGCTACATGGGCACAGAGCAGAACCGTGCGGGGTTGGTAGGGCTTTATACGGGCCCTAACATCATACGTGCGGGTGCGGGTGGGGTTGGTAATTCGACCCTGCTCGGCAACTGCCAACAGGTTATGCGCACGGGAGAGGTGGCCCACGAGGTGAAGTGGGCCCCCGGCATGGCGGATGAGAACTTCACGTACGGTGGCAATGCCACGGACCTGTCGTCCGTGGTAGCCGCGGTGTGTGGGGGTGTCAACACCAACAATGCAACCGTGTGGCAATTTGAGCTGATCGCCGTGTACGAGATTGTTTTACACAACGCTGGTCCAGCTGAGTGGAATACTTCCGATTCACGCAATACGCTGTCAGACGTGATGCGCTTCCTGGGTCCCAGTATACGCTGGGCCTTTAGCCTATTTCCTTCCCCAGTGGTTAAGGCGGTGGGTGGATTGGCAACCGCTTACTTTGAAGGCGGTGGCCTGGGAGCGCGCTCGGTGGCGCAGATGCTGTAAGGTGCTGTGCGGGCTCCGCCTTAGAAGATGCCCGCGAATAAATAAAAAGCATGGGGTTGCTTCTCTCAATACACGGGAGTTTCCATTAGGTTCGATACCTGCC